TGGTGAAGCACTAACATGGCCAGGATAGCCGATCCAGTCACCGCGTATGCGAAGCGGGTTGTTGCCGGTAAGGTGGCTGGCGGTGAGTTCCACGTGCTGTCATGTGCGCGACACCTGGCCGACTTGAAGACGGGGAAGGCGCGCGGGTTGCGGTGGTCGAAGGAATTGGCAGCGCAGGCGGTACAGTTCATCTCCTGCTTGCACCACTATAAGGGCGAGTGGGCCGGCCAGAAGTTCATTCTGTCGCCGTTCCAGGTGTTCATCGTCGGTTCGTTGTTCGGGTGGTTACGGGCGGATGGTACGCGGCGGTTCCGGCAGTCGTTCGTGGAGTTGTGTAGAGGGAACGGGAAGTCAAGTCTTGCGGCCACCATTGCCTTACTGGGCGGATTCTTCGAGGGCGAGAACGGCGCCGAGAACTATGCCGTCGCGACGAAGCGTGACCAGGCGAAGATCGTGTTTGAGACAGCGCGGCGGATGGTGCTGGCCTCGCCTTCGATGAAGAAGCGGTTGGGTGTGCAGTTGTACAACATCCACGATGCGAAGAACGCCTCGAAGTTTGAACCGCTTGGGGCGGACGCAGACACACTTGACGGGTTGCGTCCGCACATTGTCGTGGCTGACGAGGTTCACGCGCACAAGTCGAGCAACGTGATCGACGTGATGCTGACCGGTATGGGCACTCGGCGGCAACCGTTGCTATTCGAAATCACGACTGCTGGCATCGGGCGCGAGAATGTCTGGTTTAGGCACAGGGATTACACCGAGAAGATTCTGCGTGGAGACCTGGAAGACGATGCCTGGTTCGGATTCATCGCCTGTGCCGATCCTGATGATGACTGGACCGACGAGGCGACGTGGCGCAAGGCCAACCCGAACTACAACATCAGTGTCAAGCCTGATTACCTGTCGAGCCAGTGCAAGCGGGCCATGGCGATGCCGTCGTTCCAGAACGCTTTTAGGCGTCTGCATTGCGGGCAACTTGTTGAGCAGATCGACCGCTGGCTCGACATGGCCGACTGGGATGCGTGCGGCCAGCCGGAGTCGGTCAATGAGGGCGTGCTGTCTGGCCAGCCAATGTACGCCGGCCTGGACCTCGCCACGACGCGGGACATCAGCGCCTTTGTCGGCCTCGTGCCGGATGACGAGGGTAGGTACGACGTGGTGTGCCGGTTCTGGGTGCCAGAGGATGGCGCAAGACAGCGGGCCGAGCGCGACCGGGTGCCGTATCCGCTGTGGATCGAACAGGGCTATCTGACGGCGACGCCTGGCAACGTGACCGACTATGACCGTATCCGCGAGGACATTCGAGAACTGGCCGAACACTTTGACATCAAGTCGATAGCCTATGACCGCTGGAACGCGAGCCAGTTAATTACGCAGTTGACCGAGGACGGTGCGACCTGCGTGCCGGTCGGGCAGGGGTTCGCGTCCATGTCGGCGCCAAGTAAGGAACTGGAGAAGCTGGTCATGAGCCGGCGGCTGAGGCATGGCGGTAACCCGGTGCTGCGGTGGATGGCCAGTAACGTCGCGCTCGAGCAGGACGCGGCCGGCAATATCAAGCCGAGCAAGAAACGGAGCACGGAGAAGATCGACGGCATTGTCTCGGCGGTCATGGCGGTAAGTGAGGCGATGCGGCGTACCGAGGATGAAGATGCGTCGGCCTACGACGAGCACGGGATCATGTGGATTGGCTAACCGTCGCCGCGGATGCGTGCTTGTGTGTGTCGTTCGGGTTGCTGGTTGGCGGGGTGTATGTGCTGGCGGGTGACGGGTGGGCGCTGGTGACGGCGGGTTTACTGCTCGGGTGGGTCGGCATGAGGGCGTATCGGTGAGGTAAACGATGCAGTTGTTTCAACGCGCCTTTGAGCGACGGGACGCGACGTTCAGCCTGAAAGACCCGGCGATCCAGATCATGCGCGACTGGTTCGGCGGTGGGCCAACCGCCAGCGGCGTGAGCGTGTCCCAGAAGACGGCCGAGGCGCTGCCCATTGTGTGGCGCTGCGTCACGATTATCTCGGACACCGTCGCGACCATGCCGATCAAGATGATGCGTCGCGTCGAGCGCGGCAAGGAACCGGACACGAACCACCCGTTGTATTCGATCTTGCACGACCTGGCCAACCCGGTCACGACGGCGCACAACTTCAAGGCGATGATGCAGCGGCAATTGTGCTTGTGGGGCAATGCCTACGCGATGGTCGAGCGCTACCCGCAGGGTGACATCAAGGCGCTGTGGCCGCTGGAGTCGAGCCGCATGGTGGTGGACTTCGATAAGCAGGGGCGCGTCACGTATCAATATGGCACCGGGGCGGACAAGCAGGACTGGACGTTCGACGCACGCCGGCCACCGATCTTCCATCTGCACGTCTATGACTTAGACGGCATTCATGGGCGGTCGCCGATCACAGTGCTGCGCGAGTCGTGCGGTGAGGCGATGGCGGCGCAACGGTTTGCGGCGTCGTTCTGGGCGAACAGTGCACAGCCGGCGGGCTTACTGCTCTATCCGGGCAAGCTGAAACCGGCGGCGAAACAGAACCTCCGCGAGAGCTGGGAGGAGCGATATAAGGGCGCCGAGAACGCGCACAAGACGGGCATCCTCGAGGAAGGCATGAAGTACCAGCAGTTGACCATGCCGCTGGAGGACGCGCAGTTCCTTGAGAGTCGCCAGTTCCAGGCTTCTGAATTGTCGTTGATGTACGGTGTCCCACCGTTCTTGCTGAACCAGACGGAAAAGGCGACATCTTGGGGAAGTGGACTTGAAGAGCAGATGAGGGGCTTCGTCTCGATTACATTGGCGCCATGGGAGAACCTGTGGAAGCAAAGCATCGCGTTGTTTCTGTTGACGTTCAAGTCGTTTGAGACACACGAGGCGGTCTTTGTAAACAACGCACTCGTGCAGGGCGATCTCAAGGCGCGCATGGATGCTTATGCAATAGAGATCGACAAGGGCATATTGAATCCGAACGAGGCGCGCGAACTAGAAGACATGAACCCGCGCGAGGGCGGAGATGAGTACAAGAACATCAACGCGCAGCCGAGCGCGGCTCGATACCCGAACCAGCACCGCAGCCGGCGGTGACGCAATAGATGAGGGGATGGCAATGGCTGACATCGAACGGCGCGTCGTCACCCGCGAGGTCACGATTCGCGCGGCACAATCCAGCGGCGACGTGGTGAGGAAGCTGGAAGGTTACGCGGCCGTATTCAACAGCGAGACGGTCATTTGGGATGCGTTCCGAGAAGTCATTCTACCCGGCGCGTTCGCCGATCGGCTCCAGGATGATGTCCGCGGCCTGTTCAACCATGACGCGAATTACGTGCTGGGCAGGACGACCAACGGCACGCTGGCGTTATCCGAGGATGACACGGGCCTGAAGTACGCCATCACACTGAACGATGCCGACCCGGACGCCGAACGTGTCAGCGCGAAGGTGGCTCGTGGTGACGTGAGTCAGTCCAGCTTTGCGTTCAGTGTGGACCCGGACGGCGAGGAATGGGATTACAGCGAGACGAAGATCGGTAAGATGCCACTGCGGAAGATCGTCAAGTTTGCTGAGTTGTACGACGTGTCACCTGTCACATTCCCGGCGTTCGAGGATACGACGGTGAGCGCGAGGGCGAAGCAGATGTCCAGCGTGACACCCGAAGTGCCGGTAGAACTGCGCGGCGTGGCGGCTGACACCATGCGGCGTCGTTACGAACTGGACACCATCCGCGCGATGGAGGCCGATTAGGTTGTGGAGATGAGCGCAGTGAAGGAGTGGGAAGACGTGCGGTGTCGCCAGTGTGGGCGGCTCCTCCTGAAACTTACCCGCGATGCGCTCAAGAGCGACAAGGCCCTTGAGGCCAAGTGTAACCGGTGTAATGCGTTGAACTACGTATTAGGCCGGCCGGAACAGACAACGGAGATCCTTGAGATCCAGGCACTAGCGTAACAATTCTCACCTGTCGTTGATGCCCCTTGAGGCTGACTGCGAGGCCCGACGAACCGAAGGCCCTGAACGGTTCATAGCGGGCCTTTTCCATTGTGGCCCAAGGAGCAGATCACGATGAACGCGAAGCAACTGCGAGACAAGCGAGCGAAGGCCATTGCCGATGCGCGGGCCTTGATTGATATGGCTGGCGAGAAGGCACTGTCGGCTGAGGACGTGGCGAAGTATGACGACTTCATGGCCGAGGCGAAGGACTGCAAGGAACAGCTCGACCGGCTGACTACCCTGGAAAACGAGCAGCGGGCACTGGATGCCGAGGCGGCGAGCGTCGTACCG